AGCTTAACGATCCAAACATTGATGATTTTTATTTAAGAAATACGGGAGTATCTATATCATTTATGGATAAATTCTATGCTAATCAAGATCTTAGGATGGATGATCCAAATGCAATGATTCATAGTCCTGAAAAAAGAAAACCGCTATCTCAATTTATTAATACTGGTAACCCTTATGTTCAGATTAATAGTATTGGTAAAGATTCAGCTGAAATAGGTACAATGCTTAAAACAGAGTTTAATGATCAAATGGAACGGATTAACAAACAACGTGAAAGATTAGAAACTGATGAATATGTACCAGAAAAAGATAAAGCTATTATTAAAAAAGCATTAGATCATTATGAAAATAAGAATAGGGTAATGTATCAATTATCCAGAATAAATAACCTAGATGAAGCTTCCAAAACTCTATTGATGGAAGAAGCATATTCCAGAGCTGGAACTACAGTTAATTTAGCATTAAGCAGAAGTGAGGACGTTAAAGTAATAACTGGTGATGATGGTAAAAAAAATAGAATCCAAAGTGCTGATAAAAAAATAGAAGACTTTATTTCTAATGATCCAACAAATCATACCATCATTCAAGGTAATCAGAGAATTAGTACTGATTCACCAAACTATCCTGTAGCTGGTTCAATGAAAATGGTATCAGTAGATGTAACTGGTAAGGCTGGAGAAGTAACATTAACAATGCGAGGTACACCTAGAGGCGGAATGTTTGATAGGCTTAATAAAATCAAACGTGATGATGAAACATATTATGTTAGAGCTGATGGTGTAAAAGCGCAAGAATGGAAAGATGCTAAAGCATTTGAATTGTACCACAAATATAAAAAAGACCCTCAGAGTCAACAAGGTGTTACTTCTTATAAGAATGCTCTACTGTTTAAGTTTCCAGAGATAGGGGAAAATGTGAACAAAGTAGACGCTCTTAAACCAACTGATAGAACTACATTTACAATGCAATCTGGTTTTGGTGGTGGTACATTATTGGTTGAGGTAGAGAGATTACCTGGAACAAATGAACAATATGATATAACTTACTCAGAAGGTAATGAATCCACTACACATTCCTATTCTTCAATTCCTGCTGTTGGAGATGCTTTATTAATGATTAGAACTGATTCTGAAAAAGAACGGTTAGATGAAATATTTAGAGTTAATCACAAAGAACTTGAACCCTTTAGAAAATGAGCAAACAATTAGATCCAGTAACAGGATTAACTGAAGAAAATAAACCTTCTGTTATAGGTAGGATAAATAAAATTATGACCGCTAGAGAAAGCTCTGACGGTCCCAGTATTAATATTGGAACTCCATTTAGAAGTAATAAGAACCTTCCTTATGAGGACTTTTTGCAAACATTGGGGCAAGATGAATTTAAATTACAACGTGGTGAGGATGAACTGTACAGGGATTATGCCAATGTAGTAGCCAAACAATATTACAATGAGGCTGTACAAAAAGCTAGGGGCCAGGGATTTTTTAGTGAAGCATCAAATGCCCACACACAAGCTACAGCAGGTGAGATTCTTGGTGGCGGTATTGAGAATATAGGATATTTAATTGATCCCTTTGGGGATTTAAGCCCTGAATACTTTTCAGGTGAACATACTTTAGGTAGTTGGATTGCAAAACTTGGCTCAGATATAAAAGCCGAAGTTAGAGATCGTTTCCCTATCTATACTGAGCCTGAAGCTAGTTCGTTCAATCCCCTAAGCCATGAATGGTGGATGAGTAATATCCCCTCAATAGCCTCCTTCGCATCAATAGCCATACCTGTAGCTGGAGAAGCTAAAGCCCTATCCTTGCTTGGTAAAGGAGCTTCAATGTTAGCTAAGGGAAGCAAGATTAAAAAAATAGTTAGTGCTTCTCAAAAGGTTGATGCTATATGGAATGGTTTAGGTGGCACTGGTAAGCTTGTAGTTAATTCTGTACATAAAGGTGTTGTTTCCAGACATCTTGAATCTATGATGGAGGCTAGGGGTGCTTATAACCAAGAATATGAAACATTAAAAGCTGAAGGGTTTACAGAAGAAGAAGCTAAAGAAGGTGGTGCTAGAGCGGCCTCATTTACTTATAGATGGAACTGGCCAGCAATGCTTACTGATATTGGTCAGTATATGGTATTGGGTAGGGCAGCTAAATTTAATCAAAGTATTACGAGTAGATCAGTTGCCAGAGCAGCAGGGATAAATCCCAACAAAGCCACTAAAAATTATTTAAAAGGGGTTTTTACTCAGTTTGGATCAGAAGGTATTGAAGAAGTATATCAGCACATGGTCATGGAAGAAGGTCTAAGAGCTGGTGATATGATGGTTGGTATAACTGATAATACTTCTTTAACAGAACGGGTTGGGGAGTATCTTCTGGATGGTGAATTATATACTGCTGGTTGGTTTGGTGGATTGGGTGGTGCTGGTTTTCACATGGTATTCAATTCTAACAGATTAAACAAAATTGTAAGAAACAATAAAATTACTGGTAAGCTTGGTGAAAAAATATTAGGTAAATACCAATTTAGTAATGAAAACAGAATTGAAGAGATGAAAACCAGAATGGGTAGAATCTCTAAGAATTTTACTGCTTTAAAAGTTGCTCATAATTCTGATGATGAAGCAGCAATTAGGCAAGCCGAATCTAATATGGCTTTTGATATTGGAGTAACGGCTGCTGTCAATGGTAATCTTGATATGGCATTAGGTGATATTGAGAATATTAAAAACATGTCTGAAAAAGAGGCTGCTCAATTTGGGATGGATGAGAACTTTAAGGTTAAGTATGACAAGTTACAAAAAGATATTACCAAAGCTGCCACTTATTATGATAAAGCAAAAAATAAATATGGCAATCTCTTGGCGGAACCTATTGCTAGAAGAATGTTCTTAATTGACCAATTAGGTTTAGATGCTGTCACTTTAATTAAAGAACTTAATTCTCAATTCGAAGAACTAAATAATTTAGAATCATTTAAAGATTTAACTCCCGCAGGTAAAGAATTACTTAAAGAGTATGTGAATAACATATCCGAAACAATTATATTGGAGTATCAAGAAGATTTGATCAGATTACCAGGTACATCCAATAAATTAAAAAGAGAAGCTAGAAATCATATAAAAAACAACAAGGCACGTATAAATAGTGAGCGATCTAAATTCAGTTCTATAATTGACCAAAAAACTAGACTAGATGAATTAGTTAATATAAGAGACAAGGAAAATAATATAAGAACTGGTAAGGTTGTGGACTTTGGTGAGGGTAGTGTTACTATTGAATTTCAAGATAATAAAGAGCGTATTACTACTGATCCTAAATTTATTATTGACTATATAGATTCTGCCTCTAGTGAAGATAGGGAATCAATTTATTATATGGGGATAATGGGATTATTGGATGATGTTTCATCAGTTAATACATCATTAGTTTCAATTAATAATCAACTAGATTATATAAAAAGTGAACTCAAAGACCTAACTTCTACCGAGGGAGTCAAAGTAGCAATTCGAGACATGGCTGAAGAGGCTGTAAGAATTAGTAAGTTACAAAAAAAACAAGCTGACGATGCAATAGCTATACAACAAGCTCAAGACTTAGAAGATAAAAAGAATAAGCGTACAAATGACCCAATTGGTGAAGAGAAAGTTAAAACTCCAATTACCAATACTGATCCAGTTAACGAAGAAGATCCTGTTGAGGAAACAGAGAGTGAAATAACTGTTGCTGACTTAGACAAAAAGATCAAAGATGGTGATATTAAATATGAAGAGTTACCATTAGAAGTACAACAAAAGATTGATCAGTATAGAGAAGCTGAAGTTGAAGAAGAAGAAATTCTAAACAGTATTGCAGTAAATGATGCTATTGTTTATGACAACCTGGAACCACCAGAGAATTCCGAACTGGAATCTGATTACAGACTTAACGCTGATGATGTAACATTAGATGAAAGAAATCCATTAAGCACCACTAATGCATTAGCTTGGAAGACAGCTTTTGATGACAGTTCAATTATACCAGAATCTAAAACTCCTGAGAATATAGTATTATCTAAGTGGTTAGAAAGAGAACCATTATCCTCATTAGAAGGAGTAGAACTATTATTTGAGATTGATTTTGATTTAATAGACAAAAAGATTGATGAGGGTGATCCTCTCTATAAGCATATTAAGTCAGCTTTAGAATCTGGTACAATACCAACTGATTTTACTTATCGTGATAAAACTGTTAAGAATGGTTTAGGTAAAGTACCAGTAAAAGGAGTACTTTACAAAAATGGTAATAAGATTGTAGTGGATGATGTCGAAGTAGCATTGTATATCCATGACAGTGACTTTACCAACTTCTCCGAAAAGGTTAAAGATCATGCTATTACAACTTTACTTGAACACAAGAAAGCTGTTATTGAAGCACACTTTAATGGTAGAGTATTGAAATCTGGATCATTGAATAGATCAGGTGGTCAGTTGAATATTGCATTCAATGATGATGGTTCATTTAAAGAAAACAAACTAAGTGATGTTATAGATAAGTATGATAAAATATCATTCATGTATGGTAGTGGGGTTAAGGATAGTAACCTTGCTTCTTATATGGATATTGATGGAGAGATGGCTGCTGATGTAATGGGTAATGGTTTTAGTGCTACCAGTGGTGCTATTTATGCTAGAGTTAGAAATGTTAATAACCAAGTATTCCCATTAAGACTGCATGTTGATAATTTAAATGCTAAAGAAGCAGAAATTATCTATGACATATACTTAGATCTTTTAAAGAATGATACGGTCTGGAAAGCTCCTTTATCAGATTCTATTAAAGCTAAGTTTGGTAATTTAGTTGGTGCTGACAACTATTTTGGTAAAGAGTTTAATAAACTTACTTATGAACATTTGTTAAATCATTTAGTTTATAATGGTAAAAACGAAACAGAAGACAAGTTTAAATCCAGGTTATATAAAACTAAAGCTGGGTTTCATAAAACTGGTGGTGAAAGAAAAGCCAAGGTCATATTCGGTGATCAACAATTTGAATTAGCAAAGTTTGAAACTGAAGAGGTTAAAGATGCATTTGTAAAACATCTTACTACATTAAGAAGAAGACAAATCGATGTAAAGAGATTAAGTAGTAAGAAATATGTGAGACATCTTGTAACAAGAAAAGCATTAACTACTAACGCTGAAGTACCAAAAGGTAAAGCATTAGGAGAAGTGTTTATTCAGCCCACAGTCACCATGTCATCCACTTTAGTTGATCATACCAGTGAGGTACTGAGTAGAAACGAAGATCTCTCTAAGGGCATTACAGATGCCATTGCTGAAGGAAGCGGTTTTACATTAGATGAAAACAAAAATGTTTATGTCGATTCAAATGGTGTAGAGTACAAAAGAGTATCCGATTTCGTAAATCCTAGAGAAAAACAAGATAGTAAGAATATATATCAGCTTACTGCTGAAAACATTAAATCTTTCGTTAGTAATCTATTTAAAAGTAAGAGTGTAGAAGCATTTGATAATAATGTTTATGGTAAATTACAAACTGAGATACAAAAAATAGTAGACAAACAATTAGGTAAAGGTGCTACTATTATAACAGATAAAGTTATTGTTTTTGATAAGGTCAATAAAATTGCTGGAGAAATTCCAATTCTGGTTAAGACTAGAGACGGTAAATTGAATCTTATCTCTATTAGATCTTCTAAATCAGGTTTTGATTTTTACTCTTCTACTAAATATGGTAAGAGTCAGTTACAAACTGATAGTGAAACTATGAATATTTATGCTGATATGTTACTCAAGACTTATGGGTTAAGAGTATCAAGCTTATCAGTAATAGGGATTAGAACTACATACAATAATGATAAATTAGAATCAGCAGAGTTTGTTAAGGTTAAGTCTTTGACTAGAAAAGATTCAGTTATTGTAAAAGAAATATTACCTACTGAAACAATAGCTGAACCAATTGAATCTGTTCCTGTAACTGAACCTGTTATTAATGAAAAACAAGCTGTTGATATAATTAATAACAATGAGTCGTATTCATTGACTCCAATAGAGGTTGCAATGAAAACTTCTATGTTAGCAATGAAGATGCAACAAGGTGGTAAGTTATCTCCATCAGAAGAAGTGTTCTATAAGAAACACAAGGTTGATATTGATACTCTTTTGAATGAATATGGAGGACAACCTGATACTCAAACTTATGATGATATACCCGATACCCAAGACTTCGATATTGAAACCGAAGCTTTAAACAATCCCAAAGAAGAACCTAAACAAAAAGAACCCAAGGAAGAAGTTGAAGACATAGAATTACCAGATACTTTAGATGAGGATATTGATTTAGATGGTTATCAACCACCATTTAAGATTGTTCCTATTCCAGATCCTATATCTGGAGACAAAGTATCTCAACAAGAATTGGATACTCTTAAATCCATTATACCTTATGGTGTAAAAGTTAACTTAACTGATAGTTTCTTAACGGTATTAGCAGGTGGTAAAGTCGGTGTTGGTAGATTCTTAAATGGTATAATTGATCTTCATAAGAACGCTCCAGAAGGTACTGGTTACCATGAAGGTTTCCACGCTGTATTTAGAACAGCTTTAACTTCTGAAGAAAAAGCTAACATTCAAAAGGAAGCTAGAGAGTTCTTTGGTAAAGTAGATGAAGATACTGTATCTGAAATGATTAAAGATTTTGGATTAAGTAGAGAACAAGCTGAAGATCTTTATTATGAGGAATTGTTAGCTGATGAATTTGCTAGATATATGCTCAATCCAGAAAGATTTAACTTTACTGGTGAATATTCTAAAGGCATAACCGGACTATTTCAAAAGTTATGGGCTTGGTTAAAGACACTATTTGGTAAAACTGGTAACCTGGATAAGTTGTTTAATAGTATTAGAAGAGGTGAACTTAGAGATAAAGTATCTAACGAAGATGGTACTCCATCTTACGCATTAGTTTATAAAGATTATACAGCTAAGCAAGTATATGAGATTACTCAACAACTTGCAGCTTTTGCTATTAATACGGATATACAAACAAAAGAAGATTTAACAAAGATAGACTTTGATAATATAAAGAAAGGGTTAGCTTATCACTATAGACAATACCGAGCCAATCCTGAGACTAAAGAATATAGTATTAGAATTAAGAAGCTTTACGACAATGATTTACCATATTTTGAAAATAAAGTAAGAGATTATCTTTACGGATTTGGTTTAAAAGAAAACCTAGATGAAGAAACAGACGAAGATGGTGTATTAATTCATAAAGCATCTTGGGAATTATCAGACAAATCTTCTGCTACTACTAATACTAAACTTCTTATTGCCCTTAACTACCAGGTTGAGTCCTTTGGGGTAATGGATAAAGATGGTAGAAGAAATAAGAGAATGGCTACTAAGGATTCTTTCCTTGGTTTATCTAAGCTTGTAAACTTTGAAGAGATTTGGGGATTGCTCAAAATGAATCTCCAAGATATTGTAGCTACCAAAGAACAACCGGATGCATTAATTACAATGAAAGAGAAAATACTCTTTCTGAGTAAATTTCATCCAAGTCTTATATCGGTTTATGATAAACTTAATTCGGTAACTGATAGTGTAGCTGGACAATTTCATTATTCATTCTCTTCTACTAGAGGTGATTATGTAGATCACTTAAAGTCTGGTGTTCATGGGATGATGTTATCTAAATTTGCCGATAGTGAAACATCCAACAAAGCTAATGCAATAAGAGAAGATTGGGCTACTAACTTTAGAACAAAGGTTGGAGTGATATTAGGTAATGCTTATTATTACAATACCGATGCTATAAATGAAATTGTTGGGCCTAATGGTAAATTTAAAACCTTTGAATTTAGGTTATCAACTGGTGCTAGTGAAGAAGCGATTAGGGATGCTTTTAAAGGGGTCTTAGAGGCTCTTGGTGTAACGATGCCTGATGAAGCAATAGACAAGTACATTGAAGATAATCGTCAAGAAGAAAACACTAAAATAGTATTTAGAAGAATCTATAAGAGTTTAAGTGAAGCATTGTTTAGTGGACCTAAACCTTTAGCTTCCAGAACTGGTGTAATCACTCCCGGTAACAATCATATAATGGACGAGTCCACCTTCTTTAAGAATGGATTAGCTAAGGTTGCTTCTGAGTTTATTAGTACCAGAGGAGAAAACACTGTTGCTGGCGCAGAGGGTAAAAAGAAATACATCTTCCAAGACCATAGCTATATGAGTCAGGTTATTGCCCAAATGCAAGCTGGTGATCTTTCCCATATTGAAATGTTAGCTGGTGCTGTTGAGAATCAAAACTCATTATGGTTAAATTGGTTATTGGATGAGACTGATGGTGAAAGGAATAGAAAAGCATTTGCTACTCAGATTTATAACCTTTACAAATTTGAGAATCAAGGAGATAAAGGAGCAGACTTTAAGAGCCTTAAATATCCTGATAAACTTGATGATATTATAAACAAGTATCTTGCACCTAATCCTATATTTGCAGGTTTAGCTGAATCAGATAAGACCCAACAGTTTTATTTTAAAGGTCCGAACTTAGAACCATCTCATGCCACAATAGGACCAGATGGTAATATAGGATCTACAAGTAAAACTCCTAACTTTTTAAATATTTTAAGTGGTTATTTAATTGATGATATTAATCGTATAGCTCTTGTTTGGGAACAATTATATGGTGAAAATAAACTTGCTCTTAATGAACAGGTTATGTATTTACATTATGGAGAGGAACCAGGTGACAATAAAGCTAATGGTTTAAAATCCTATGTCTTTCCGTCATTAGACTTAACTGCTGTTGGAATTACAAATAAAACTGGTAAGCCGTTACTTAATATTGTAGATAATGTTAGAAACAATAAAGATGTAATTAATCATATTGCTCAACAGTTCTCTAATGCCATTAGAGCAGATTTAGAATTGTTAGATAAAAATGGTGTTATAAGCAAGGATGGTAATTCCTATACTAACAATAGTATCTCTATAGAAGCAATGACCCGATATAATAATAATGTAGCTAGTGCTGTTGCAGACTTTACATTTAACTCTATCATTGCCACAATTGAATCTTCTAAAATATTTAATGGTTCGCCTGCTTATTACAAGAATAAGGGTGGATTGTTTGAGGACTTTAAAAAACGTGCTGCTGCACCTACTGCTGCTGGTAAGTTACAGAGAATGTACAGCGATAAAAATGGTAATGTAGTAGTTAGAGCAGAATTCTCTTCTGCTACAATAGCTAATGTTGAGAATCATTCAGACTATTATAGTAATGAAGCTAATAGAGAACTTATAGCATCTGTTTTAAGTAACGATACTGAAACCATAACAGCTAAAGATGTTGGAGAATTCTTAAATGGTTACAATAATATTGACAAGACTGATGCTATGGCTTGGATCTCCTTTGAATTGTGGAAAGAGAGAAAGTTGGCGTTTGGTCAATTTGGAGAAAGAGAAGAGTTAGCTTATGAAAAAGTTAAAACTAATGTCCCGCTGGAAAAAGACGATTTAAAGGTACTAGCACAGCCCCTTAAGACCGTTCACTTTGAATTGAGAGAGTATAAGGGTTTGGTCATTCCAGTCTATCACAAGCAGTCTGAAGCTGTATTAATACCACAAATACATAAGACTAGCTTAGGTAAAGTGATAGATATAATGGAACGGGATGGTGCTGATCACTTAATCACTGTTTCAGGTAAGAAATCTGGAGCTATTGGGGTTACTAAAATACATGATCAAGATGGTAATATTCTTGAAGATTTTAAATTGAATCCTGTACAGGTATCAAATAGATATACCGTACTTCAACAAGATTTACCTACTAAGAAAGTACATGATACTCTTGTGGGTAAGCAAGGAGTTAAGAACCTTATAGCTTTGATTGATTTAACCAAGTCATACTTTAATGGTACGATGACAGGCCAAGAGTTATTGGATGAATATCATTCAGTAAACTCTCAGTTGTCCGATATAGGTAAAGCCAATCTTATTAAGAGATTAGATTATAATGAAGAAACCGGAACTCTTAGTAAGGATAAACTTTATACCTATTTAATTGAATCTTTTAAAGGTGAGGTAAGTGATAACATATTAGATGGTTTAAGTAAGCAACTTGAATTAGATGCCTTCCCACAACTAAGAAAGAAGATTCAAAATAGAACAAATGCTCTGGTTACTAAGGAAACCGCTAAATTAAAGCAGTTAGGTGGATCATTTATCCAGATGTCTGATTTTGGATTTACTGGTGTTAGGTCAGTACTTGATGAAAAGGTTATTGATAATGTTATTTGGTTTAACAATCCTGCTGATAAATTACAACCACCTAGATTAGAGGGAACTAAAGAAACAGTTAAGTTTAAGAAAGGCCAGGTTCTTCTTCCACATACTAAAGTATTAGAAGTTCTTGAAAAACATGGTGTTGATTATAGACAATTAACTCCTGCTCAAATACTTACTTATCTTGATCCAGATATTTTGCAAGGTGTTATCTATAGAATCCCTAACCAGGGTCCATCATCTAATGACGCAATAGAAATTGCTGGTATCTTACCTGCTCACATGGGAGACACTATTATTATTTATAGTGAGATTACAGCTAAAACTGGTTCTGACTTTGATATTGATAAAGCATTTGCTATACTTCCTAATTTTAGACCTATTTTTAATAATAATGGGACATTGTTAAAGTTGAAATATGTCACTTATGATAAAGACAATCCTACTAAAGCTGGTTTACAGAATAGGAATCTTGAGATAATGACCGAGTTACTTACTTATGTAGATAACTTTATGAAGATTGTAGCACCATTGGATAATGATTGGTTGCCTGATACTATTGATAGTCTTTACCCTAAAGAAAACAATCCAAATGATCTACATTTTTGGAAAGCTACTACCCAAGCTGAAATTAAGTCTACATTTGATAATGCTAAATCTTTGGTTGGAGCTATCGCTAACCACATGGTTCATCATAACCTGGTTGTACCAGAAAAACTTTACTGGCAAGGTAAGTATTTAGGTAATGGGATGGTACAAGAAGATGGTTATAGTTTAGTGTCTACTGAATATGATGTTGAGGGTAACTACATTAATATTTTACTTTCTTCTTTTATGAACGCTATTGTTGATGCAGCTAAAGATCCAAGAATTACAAGAGCTAATGTTAATCACTTTACTGCTAATGTTACATTCTCATTAACTAGAGCTGGTTTCCCAAGAGATTGGATCATAGCCTTTATTGGACAACCTATCCTGAAAGATTTAGTTGAGGAAACTGAAATACACGAAGCTAGAATAGCTAAACGGGAAATAATTAACAGAAAAACTAAGAGAGCTATTGATTATGTATTGGAGAAATATGGATACAAAGGATCTTCTGATCAATTTAAAAAGCAAAAGAATCTTGGATTAATTGAAGAAGATGGTAATATTACATTGCCTTCCTCTACATTAATAGCAGAACTCAGAAAAAGTCAAAAGGGGGAAATGGTAAATGTTGAACTACAACTTAACATACTCAGACAGTTTTTAGATTTCCAAGAAACCTTTAAGGGTCTTAGTGATCTTATTACAGTTGGTAAGGCAGATGTTAATGGTGCAACCAAGAACCAAACCTCAGCATCTAATATTGCTAATTTAATGGAAGATGTTATCAGATCAGAAACTTTTGGTAATCTTAAAGGTGTAATTGATTATGAATTAGATGAAGAAGGTAATATCACTTTTGGTAATTCGAGAATGACAAGTACATTCCACAAGAACGCAATCTTGTTAACTCTTGAAATGTTCGGTCCATTATATATTAATAGAACAAGTGGGTTTTTAAATTTCTTTGACTATATTATTAAGGCTCAAGGTATAATTAATGTTTCAGCAAGAAATGAGACATTGCCCGATAACATTAATGACGAAATGTATGCAGCTATTGCAGCAGATTTCCCACCTATTGCGGCTCAAGATTCAAATGAATTGAGAGAATTACTTTATGGTTCAGAAACTAAAGAGCCATTTCAACAACGCATAAACAAAACTAAAAAAGAGCTACCAGATAATATCTTTATTAATTCGCTGACTATGAAATCAGGTAAAGGATTGTTTCCAAATATGCCTGTTCTTAGTACCAGAGAGTTAGATCCTGATACCAAAAAAGCTTTGTCTATTGATTGGGAAGAATTGATAGAACATGATAAGCAATTGGGAGAAGACTTAATCAAAATAGCTTTCCACTCTTCTGGATTTAGAGGAGGGTTTAATGTTTTCTTTGAACATATACCAATGAACTGGATTATTGAAAGTGGTTACAATGAATATATTAGAAGTGTTAAGAATACTCTCAATGATGATCCAGGTTATATGTTTCAATTTGAAGATGCTATAATGAGTAATATGGTAACGGATAATACCTTAATACCAGTAATTACTGATAACTCATTTAGATATATAGAGGGAACCAATCAACAAGCTATATTCTTAGTAGAGGGTATGAGCCAAGATTATTATGTTAAGAAAAAGAATGGGTATCCTATTTTTAAGAAATACGTAAAAAGACTATCCATCTACAAAGACGAAGTTGGACAAGAAATAGATAGAGACTATTTACTCTATAAGTTTGCCGGTTATCAAGAGACTGATAAATCTTATAAAGCAATTTATTATAGAGTACAGCAACAAGGTAATAATAGTAGAGGTATGAATTTAAAAGAATATAACAAAGACGGACAAAGTGTGTTTCCTATCAACAACATAAACAGGGCTGTATTTGATAATATAGTTCTTCTTCAATCAGATAATGATTTGTTTGAAGGTGACAAGTATATTGTTCCAGAAATAAATGAAGATGATTTGGCTAATGATGAACGCATTTGCGCTAATATATGATAAACTGCCCTATTAACCCCGACGGAGTACATTGGCAACTATTAATTGAAGAACACAACGGGAATTCTTCTGCTGCCTATAAAACATTTAGAGAACTGGGTGGAGATTATACTGATACAGTAAAGTCTCTAGCTGCTTCTAATACTAAAATATATACTGACGATTATAAAGCTAATCCTCATTTGCAACAAAGATTTGAGATTCTTCAAAAGACTACCGAAGCTCTTAAATTAAAGATTAGAAGTCTTGAAAAGTTTGCTGATTCCAGAGTTGATATTAAAATTTTGGTTAGTAATTTGAAGAGTACAATGGAAAAGATGGAAAGGTATGAAGTAGATAAGGCTTTGTTAGCTTATGTTATTTCTATGGAGATAATGTCAGCTACTACTTCTAAATGGATTAGAGACATTGAGGCTGGTGATAAATCTAAGTCAATGTTGAATCTTAAAAGAATTGCTGACTTCTATCATTCACTTGAGCCATTGAAGGACATTACTGCTGAATTCTTTAGTAAAGCAGATGCAGCTAAGATTATGCCATTGAGAGATTCCATATTAGCTAATGCAGCAACTATTAAATCTACGTATCTCAATATATCAAGAGAAATGATAGCTGAGATGTGGTTGCCTCATTTCGGTAAGATTGAAGCTTGGGAAAAGAAAAAGGCTGGTGAAAGGTTTAATAAAGAACTAGCCAAGGATTATAAAAATGCTAAGGAAAGAAATATAGCAAAAGAGAAATATATTCAAAACCATATTGAAGCTGAGGCTTTTATGATCAAACAAAAAACAATTGAATATATAAAAAACCTATTACGTAATGCCGAAGATGTAAATGGTGTTTCTTCATTAGCAGTTAATCCAAAAGATTTAGATAATGATCTCTTATCATTGGCTATTGAAAGACTAGACCAAGCTGATTGGAATATAATGAATGCTACGATAGATAAGTCTAAACAAGCAGAAGTTATATATAAAAACTTTGTAAAAGAATTTGGTAAATATATTGATCCAGTTAAACAATACGCACCCTTCCTCAAACAGATTCCTAATGATGATGGTGATATGATTACAGTGATAACTGATAAACTTGATCCAAAGTATAAAGGAACTGCTACAGAAGCAATGTATGAGTTTATAACAACATTGGTAGCTGATAGAGATAAACTATTACCGGAGTTCTTTAAGTTAGGTCACAACTTGCCAAAAATTGAAAAGAAAACTATTGAGAGATTATTGTCTAAGGGAATATGGACAGTAATCAAAGAAGGATTTAAGGATATGGTTGGTCTTCGTAATAGCGATACTGGATTTGGAGATATTGATGCAAGATTAGAAAGTCAAAAAAGGGACGGTATCATTGAAGTAATAACAAACGAGGCAGGTAAGGAAAGACAGTATGTACCAGTTCACTATAGAGGGCAAATTACTGAAGCTGAACAATCTAAAGATCTATTAACTATATTGTTAATGGATTATAAGAATGCTAAAAACTTCTCTGAAAAGAGCAAGGCTTCAATAATGATGGATGTGCTTAAAGAGGTAGTTGGAGAAGGTAATGTAATACAAAGAAGTGGAGGATTAAATCTACTAAAGATAATCAAAGGTAGTGCCAATGTACCAAGTACTAAACCAGGTAAAGAATCTAACTTGTATCGTAATCTCAACGACTTAATTGAGATGAGAGTATTTGGTATTACTACATCTGGTGATCCTATACATGCTAAAATAAGTAATAAGATTAAAGCATATACCTCCAATGTAGCTTTGGTATTCAATTATATGTCTGGTGCTGCTAACCTCGCCCAAGGACTTACAATGAGTTGGATAGAGGCTGCTGGTGGTAAAGCTGGTAATTATAATGCTGGGAACAGAGTTAATGCTAGTGCTAAGTATTGGGCGGAAATGCTTAAGGGCTCTATAGTTAGAGACATTGGGGCAGCAGTTAAAACATCAAGAACTAATTTATTAGCTGAAAAATTTAATGCTTTTAGTGACTGGCGTTTTGATAGAAAGTTTATGGATAATAGCAAGGTTTTAAGAATGGCCAAATTCTCTACTCTGCACAGTATTAATGGTGGAGCAGAACACCTTGTTCAGTCTATCAATATGTATGCAGTATTGGATAATATCAAGGTTCTTAATGAAAAAGGGCAGTATGTTGATAAAACTGGTAAAGTAGTAGTTAATAGAAATCAAGCAGTTAGTATAGATGAAGTATTTATAATCAATAAAGATGCTACATTATCAGTACCTACCTGGGCGCATCATTCTGAGAAGACAGATAGTTTTTCAGAAGAAGGCCTACTTGTTATTAGCAGATTGATTCAAAGAAGCAACCGTAAATTATTTGGTAACTATAGTGTTAATAACAAATCTATTGCTAAAAGACATTTTATAGGCTCGTTAATATATAATATGCGTGGTTGGTTAATACCCGGTATTCAATATCACTGGAAAGGTTTCTCTTTAAGTAAGAAGATGGTAATGAAATCTGAGGAATTAACCTTGGAACAATTGAATTACAATAACGAAACTGGTGAGTTTGAGGAAGGATTATATACTACTGCTACAAGATTTATAATCAATATTTTCAAAGATATTAGGACTCTAAAGTTTTTAACTATTTCAAAAAATTGGAAGACTCTAAACAATAATGAGAAAGCTAATATTAAAAGAGCTTTGTTAGAATTAAGTTTTACGGCAGGTGCAATATCGTTATCTATATTCTTAAAAGGTGAAGCAGATGATAATGATGATGAAACCCTATTGTTCTTGGCTTATATGTCCAGAAGATTATATTCTGAACTAGCTACTTATTGGAATGTAAATGAAGGTATTCGAACATTTCGAACACCTGCAATTGCTTTAAGTTCTGCTGAGAATGCAACTAAATTGTTGAAGGAATTAGTTACAATGAGAAGATATAAACGAGGAGACAGAGCTGGTGAATTAACTGCTAAATATAGATTAATGAAACTTATACCAATACTATCTCAAACAACTAGAACTACTGAGAATTCATTATCGTATCTCATCAACAACAATTAGAAAGTCAAAAAGGGGAGTTTCACTCCCCTTTATATTTAACTAACATTTCATCTCTATGCTTAACACCTTCTGTGGACAATTTAAGCCCACCTTTAGTAACACAAGGTTCCCAATAGCTGGCTGTATCGTGTAGTATTTGCAGGTCTGTCCAAAACTCTAAACTATGACCGTGAACTATTACTTTTAGAATCGAATCTAAATTTGGAAATTTGTATTTTACTTCTAGGTGATATTCTAAATCTTCGGCTGAACCGTCAAAGCCTCTGATTTCATCAGTAGCTTTGCTATTAAAGAATCTACCAATAGCACAACTCATCCCATCTTTTTGATAAATGCAACCATTCAATTCCTTGCTATAACCTCTAGGATTTGATCTATAATACCTTACTGTATCATTTATAATTTCAGTTTTTGTCATTGTTTCATTTTATTTTTTGATTCTTTCGCTAATAGTTTCAAATAATAAATAACCGAAAGCTACTATTACTACTATTATCATTATTTCTTCAGCTTTGATTTCTGCTATTTTTTCTATCATAGTTTTAAATTAAAAAAAGAAAACTAGATTTCTCCAGTTTTCTTATGATATTCATTTATTGTTTTAGAAAATGCACTAAACAGTTTAATAGATTCGTCAAGTAATTTGATTTAAATCCTAAACTATTTGAAGTTTATCATTATTATTATTTTCCTCCACCATCGACTTTTAATTTTATATAATTATTTAATATATGTTCCAAATCAGTTCTAGCAGCACTAAACGCTTTATGGCTTCCAAGACGGAACCAGGTTCCGTTTTTAAAATGTAGCTTTAAATTCGTTTGGGCTTGTTCAGAGAACCATTTAATAGAGTTTTGAATACTATCCAATAAGAAATCTATTTCATCTTGTTTAGTCATAATATTTCACATTGTCCACCAGCGCAAGCAGCTTCTTGATTAAACGCAGTGTTGTCATCAAGTTCTTCTACTTGTAATAAATCTATATCTTTAATAAAGGTTAATAACCTATTGTATTCGGTTTCATTAATCTCTTCAAATGGTGTTTGATCATAAACACCTCCATCATAAGGCATAATACTTAAACCATTATAATCATAACGATTTTCCCACATATACTCTCTGAGATAATCCCACTCATTATTCTTAACTGATACTGTTGCGGAAACATTATTGTGATTTAAACCACGATTATGTCCTGGAGCAATCCATTCTTTGTTAAGTCTAATTACTCTATCTAAAAATTGCTGAATAGTTTCATCCTCTCTTAAAATAGCATCATCTGGAGCTTTCATCGGAAATGAGAATACGGCTTCGGTTTTGGAATAAACCTGATGCCATTTACCCTTCTCGTCCTTCTCATACTCAATCAAATCTTCAGCTAACTCTGGCATTAGATTCTCTAAATATTGAAATAACGCATCAGACTTACTAAATCTCATCCTACGAATATAGTATTGAGAATGCCAGGGATGTACCCCACTACTACATTCTAATACACAACTTGTAGTGCCTGCTGGCTTAATTACTGTACATCTTGCCGACCTGTTAATCCCTAACATTTCAGAAAGCTGTTGATTCATTACATTGGCATGTAATGCGGCTTCTTTAAAATTAAGTTTTAATAAATGCTCATTAGCAATACCCGTAATACCAACACCGATTAACCTATCTTCTTCTGTAACCTTTTTCCATTGTGGATCGATAAAATGGAAATCAGTTAATAGTGATTGATTGGTCCCAAGTATTGAAGCATACATTGCTCTGTTATTGAAATCTTTTTGATCTTTAATTGTTAAGCCATTGAGTTCCGTTAAATTGCAGAACTGTTTGTCTCTAAGTGCTACTTCACAACACGGATTAGTTCCCCAATTTAAAGATCTATTAAACAACCAATGACCCTTATTCATCCATAAGAACCCAGGTTCACCAGCATTACTATCTTTAATCGCTTTGAATATCTTATTATATTTCCTCCGACTAATATTCCTCAACAGACAAACTGAATTATTGGCCATCATTCTTTGAGGATTAGTCTTAACCCAATCTCCAGATTTACAAGTCAACATCAGTTTATCATTATGGCTAAACAAGGAAATCAAAGCAGATCTTCTTATTCCAGCAGATTTAACTGCTGTTGCTATATGACAAATTATATCATGTACTTGTAAGGATGTTAATTTACAACCATCTTTTACATTATCGAGTAGCTCTTGAATCTTAGCAATAGTCTTTCGTAATGGTTCAGGCCCAGGTGTTTTACCACCACTAGATAACAGTTCTCCCTTAGCTCTAACATCTCTGAAATCAAATACGGGCATATAAGAACCACCCATATAACCTTTCATTAATTCACCAATAGCTAAACCCCATCCTTCAATACTATCAATGATTAAGTACCTTTGTGAGGATGTAGCTTTTTTAATTCTTGGTAACTTCCTGACGTGTTGCTTTCTAACACTGAACCCAATACCTGTTCCCCCAAGTAATAAGAACATAATGTCCTCAAAATCTTTTATTTTAGTAATTGAGGTATATCCACAATTGTAAGCCTTAGCATTGTTCTTGTCTACTGCTTTACCTGCAAATTGTAAGAGTCTCATACTTGGGAGAATTTCTGAATTATCTAACGATTCTTTAATTTCAGGACTATCTATACTAATAAAATCCCAATACCTATTAAGAATCTCTTCCCCTGTCTCTCTTCTATTATCGCCTTTTAAATAATTGGCATACTTACCGTGTACCGTAACTTCCTTTAACATTTACTCTCATTATGCTATTACTGGAACTTTCTTGCTTAGTTCCAGGTCTTTTATCTTTTTAGCTTTCTCGTTAAGGTAAATAACCTCTCCCGAGAAATCTATTGTAAACACAAGTTCTTTAATATCTTTAATTTCATTATAGCAATAACCTTCTAAAAGTAATGGTTTTCTAATATGAAGATATTCCATCAAATTGGATTTCATTTTTAAGAAAAAAGACTCCCTGTACTTATAATTATGCAACACAAAAGACCTAAATACATTGTACGAATCATCATCTCTACAGATATGATCAACTATTTCTTTTTTTCTAACCAGATATGTAATTTTGTATTCTATCATTTCTATATATATTTTCTATTGTTTTAAAATGACCATTACCAATAAACCCCCTAGCCATTGGTGATGGGTGAGGACTTTGTAAAATAGTATTTGTTTCATTAAGACAAGCCACAGCATAAGACTTGGCGTGGTTACCCCATAACAAGAATGTTAAATTACCCATTTCAGCAATATCACAAATCATTGAAAATGTAAAATCTTTCCAAATCTTAACATGACTTGTTGGTCTATTGGCAACTACAGTCAATGCAGTATTCAATAATAATATACCACTATCCACCCAATCATCCAATCTGGGATTGTTTCTAATTGTTTCCAATTTTAAATTACTACTATATTCTTTAAATATGTTTCTTAGTGACGGAGTAACTTTATTGGAACTAAAAGCTATTCCATCAGCAGTACCGTTGTAATAAGGATCTAATCCTAGTATTACAACCTTAATCTCATTTAGAGACATCTTAAAAGCCCTAAACATAATATCGGTACTTGGATATACCTTATTGGTAGATCGTTCAATAGACAGGCTCTCAGCTACCTTTACGAGAGAGTCTATGTTTTTAGTAAACATTGGTAGCCAAGAGGAATGCACTTGACTCTTAACAATGTCTAAAACAATATCTTTCTTATTCAGTCCCATTGGCTATCCATTTCTTTTCATGTTCTATGAATTCCTTGTTATTGAAAACTGACCATAATTCACTGTTGTCATCAATTTTCTCGCCAGTTAACTCTTCCAGCTTAGATTTGGCCATTGGGGTTTTATATAATGCTCCATAAATAGGAGAATTATCTGGTAAATCAAAGAACTCTTTAATTTTTAATTTGTATTCTTCTGGTAATTTAGAATACTTACCTTCTGTTATTGTCTTATATATATCTATGTCTTTTTTATCAACTAAATCCAAAACTAATAATGTGTATTTACCAACTGCATCAAACTCGCATTTGAATTTACTACAACATATTGATTCAAAATTAATGTATTTTTCTCTAGTGCTGGGAGTGGTTAATATATAAAGCTTATTATCATCATTGTTCTCAGAGACATAAATGTTTATTATTTCTGGTCTAATGTCTATTTCCGCCCAGGGTAAATCCACTATGGAATCTACTACTAACGGAAACAATAAATAAGAAGCTTTATTATTCATAAAGCATATATAAACATGTTTGTATTTGTATAAACCGTAAGATCTTTCTGTTCTTACTTCCTTAATTCTATCTTCATTAAATAATTGACCAACCCCTAAAGACGGGGTGTCATTACTTTCTTCCGTATATACAATCACTCCAATATATTAAAAGGATCACTCACAGGTAGGGACAAGCCATTATCTGTGAAATCTTTATCTGTACGGTGTAAATATAATAGTCTCCAACTTTTATTAAATTCTGTTTTACCATTATCTTCACCAAAAAATCTACAGTATTCCAACAATACCGCATCTATTAAATCTTCTTCTCCTTCACAATTCTTTAAGATTATGTCGGCTTTTTTATTACCAATTCCTTTAATACCTTTAATATTGTCTGCTACATCCCCCGTCAACATCTGTTTGTATAAGAAAGCAATACCTTCTTCTTGGGTTATATACTCGGATCTATGTTTAAGATAGTTATAAAATTCACCACCTATTTGGTCAAGATCTTTGTCTATACGTGCTACTACAACTTCATATCCCGCTTCCCTATATTTAGTGGCCCAATATGTACATAAATCATCTGCCTCGATACTTGGATACAGTACTGCTTTGTACCTCTTAATTAATATTTCTTTTAATTCATTAACAAACTCGGGTCTTTTCTCCGGCCTGTTAGCTTTGTATATGGAACCTGGAATATCCATTCTCCAACTATTACCCTTACTCAAACATACTAGAAATTTATGTGGATTCACATTATTCAATATGTTTGAGCAAAAAGTAATCAGGGTCTTTTCAGACAATTCGATTGTGTTTTTTGAACATATATAACACAAACTGTCTGCGTCAATAATCAATAATTTTAGAGGTTTCAGTTTACTAACATTATATTTTTACTTAGTAAATCGTAATGATTTTCCAAGTCCTCTTCTCTCTTGTTTAATTCTCTTGTAGTTGCTAGATTAATCTTATAATCTGATAGATTTAATAATACATCATCGGAAGGTCCAGCTGAAAATGAAGGGTAAGGGTATCCATTTTCAGAATCACGCCATAATATAACAGTATAGGGTAATCTTGAATATTCAACTAACCCGATACTGTTCATTTTATATCGCTTTACCTCTTGTTTTTTTATACACACTATTTTCGAAAATCTAATGCTAGTATTTTCTACTATACATTCAATCCCTCTACCTGATATTAAACTTGGGTTAAGACCTAATTCACCGTGATGTATTGAAAAAGTACCATTAGATAATAATAACGGTATTTCTGTCAATAATAATTCACTGGATAAATAATCCTCGACACATTTACTTAATACAGAAGGATTTGATCCATCAGAGCGCACACCAATTCTTAAATCTTTACCATTAAGAGTAAGGCGAGGTATTGCTGAAATTGGTATTAAATCTTCCAAATTTTGTTCCCTTAGAAAACTTTCATTTAATACAGGAACTTTAAAAGAACTTACAAATATATTATTCATAACTGTAAATAAAGTTAACACCATTTAAAACAATATGGAATGGTACAGGTCTATCATTTTCACCTGTTGCTAGATTGGTAAGAAAAGCATTTAGCATGTGAACCATCATACCTGCGGTAATCATACCAGTCTGGCTTGTTGATTTATAATTACACACTCCATCAGGTACTTCTTCATCAGAAAATAACCAATTTTTTTCATATTTATCAGCATTTTCAGGAGTCACTAAAAACATTTCACTTAGTTCCGCTGCTTGCCTCCCATCAATAAAAGCTAATGGTGCTTCTTGCTCTCTCCATTTAGTAAACATGAGTCTTCTAGCAGCCATATTATCAAATGCTGAAAACATGATAGGTGTAACCATCCCATCATTATCATACCTATAATTAATTTCAAATATTGAGACAGATGAGAATTCCTTGACAATTTCACCCAGAGCTTCCACCTTAGCTTTACTCATATCTTTTTCTCTAACTAATTGGCCACCAAGATTGGTATCATCATAATTATCGAAATCATATAAAAATACTGAATGACCACATCTAGCTAGTGGTAGAGTGAGCCAGGAGCCTATGCCCCCAGCACCACCTACTACTACATCATGTTTTTGAGAGTTCCAGGGAGCTGCACTAAATCTTGTTTGTAAAGTTTCTAATGTTTCTATCATATTTTTTATTTTAATTTATGCGATTGTATCTACTTCTATTTTTGATAGAACTTTTCGATAAATCAATTCAAATAAGTTTTGGTATTCCTCATCTTTCCAATATTCAGAATTCATTAAGGCTTCAATAATATTAAGTACCTTAATATAAAAAGGTTCTAATTCTGTTTTATCTAACAGATATGATATATTAAAGTTTTCCTTCAAAGTAAACATAAACTGTTGAGTATAGTTATTAGCGGATTTTGTTGATTTCTCATATGCCATAATATATTCTACAATAAATATTCTAATTCGAGGTACAGATGTGGCAAGGGTCTCTTCTAAATTAAGCTTCTCGTCTTTCTTTGCTAGTTCTTTCTTTGCTAGTTCTTTCTTTTTAGTTGTAGAATGATGAGTTTTATAATTTCCTGGCCAATTAGGTCCTGTTCCATATTGATTCGGATATACTACAGGGCTGGGTTTCAATTTTGTAATCCTATCTGTCATTTCTTGTATCCTATTCGTCCCAACAACTATGAGATCTACAGAAACAATTTCGATTATAGTATTATCTACCTCTTCGGTTTCTGTACTGAATAAACCCTTGAACCAAGAACCAATTTCCAATGTACCCTTAATTTCTTTCTTGACCGGATAAGATATTTTAGCTACCCAATTACCTATATCTTTTGTTGAAATCACTATACTGAGGAACCCTTTTGGGCTATTTGGGGTTGCATCGTTAATATCTGTAATATCCGTAGCACTGTAGTAAGCTCCTCCTGAAAGGCTATAATGAGTGTGTAACATTCCAATTTTAAATCCAGCTTCTGCTCTTTCAGCAATAAACTCCAGTCCTTCTGGAGATTGATTAGGTTTAAATTCAGTTCCGCCAGCAGTTCCAATATCCAGTAAAAGAAACTCATCCAAACGAATATCATACAACTCTGGATTATCTTCTCTAGCTTCGTATTTGTATGATACATAACCACTCCATTCTTTACCATTCTGTAATGTGTGATAAGTATGGAACTCAGTATATTGCTTATACTGTACGATGCATCTGGATTCTTTATCCAGGTTAAACTGCAATTGAGGTACTTCTGATTGTATCATTTTTTCTTTCTTTTTTCTTATTTTCATTTAATTTGTTTTGTTGTGCTAAATGTTTTAACACTATTACATTATTTACCAAAGTGTGTATTGAGGGAATAGGATATTTTTTAATATTATCAACCTCAATATCCTCAAATATTAATTCAGGTTTAATTCTTTCCCCATTAAAATTCATACCCTTTATAGTTTGATCAAAAGATTCTTGGATCGTATCCTTATCGAATTTTTTGATTTTTCTATAATAGCTAAACCCATCATAATAGGCTACAAAACCCAATTCTATTGTTATTTCTGATGACTGATCTCTTAAAGTTCTAATATCTAAGTTTCGATTTTTGAGTATATTGTTTAATTTAGGCATTAATCCCTTTTCATAACCATTTGGTGTTAAATATGTATCTATTATACCAGAATATATATTCTTATTAATATTCCCAAATCTTATATGTGGTCCACCATCTATACTCTCCCAACCTACTGCACTACCTAGATTACTAAGTAGTATTAACATGAGATCAGGATTAAATTCATCGTTTTTATTAATTTTTGCTGTAATTCGTTTTATATTACTGTTGCCGAAACAGAACGGTACGAACCTAGAGAATCTTGAACCCTCGATATGACTATGAGTATATCCAGCTAGAAATTCATTAGCTTCAAACTTAGTCCTCATCGCTGAGATTTTTATATCAGAGAAGTTTAAATTCATATCCAGTAACCAGAAAAACTCATAGATAGTGTGTTCTCCATCATATGAGTTTGTCATTTTTGTTTCTGGAAATCTTAACTTTAAACAGGTTCTATCGTTTTTATTTTTTAACTCATACTCATAATCCAAATCTACTAAAATCTCTTTAAAGATCTTGGATTTATTCTTATTGTTTCGTAAAGTTATAAAAGTTTTTATATCTTTTTTAGCCTGAGACACAATAAGAATAGTTTGATCAATCTCCGCACTATAATCTATTAGTTCTTCAGGAAAATAAAGATTACTTAGATCATAATCTTCTTCCTTCAAACTAATATTTTTTAAAATAACAAAATTGGATACTGGGGTACACTTCCATATTGTATTTAATACTTTGACATTTTCCCCAATTCTTTGTAAATGTATAAATTCTTCCTTGTTTTCGTTAGGATACCCTCGTAAAATACTAGCTTTAACTTTTATTTTCTCACCTTCTGGAAGTTCTATTACAACATTTATCTTTTTTAATTCCTCTTTTATTTTGCTTATATAATCTTTAGCATTCATATTGTTTCTATTGTTAAAACAGAAGAAGGGGGTTTTCATACCCCCTTCTTATTAATCTATCATTCGTAATATTACCATATAGGCAATATATGATTCAATACTTAGCATGATGGGATGGGACCCATTTTCTGCTGCACATTAGTCACCTGAAGGGTGATATTACCTCCTGGCAGTTGCATATCAGGAGTGTAAGTGCTACGCCCTACTGTATAGTTCACGTTGGTAAAGCTCTGACCATTACTATTCATTTCTACCAAGAAATCCGACAGGTTTGTAGGATCTTGAAAGAAGTAATCTGTACTCTCACCATCAAAGGTAAGGACTTTAATTTTTCTTGTAATCATTTTCTTTTACTAATTTTAACTTAACTTCTAAACTTACATGTTCCTCGTTATGAAACTTGATTGTATCGGAACAACCTCGATAAATGTCTGGAGCGTCACTAGATATGATCTTTAACTCCTGTAATAAATCTTCGATTATCTTTCCAATCAACCAATGATTTCTCACATCGGGAATTATTTTTTGCTCTCTAGGATAAATGAATGTTATATGCAAAGCATAATAACTATCACCTCTACTTGGGATAGTATCCACTGGAGACAAATTCTTAAAGAACGGGGTAAAATAAGCATGATATAAATCTACAACTTGCTTTCTCTCCCTATAATGCATTCTAGCATTGTAAAGATCCTGCCCATTGAGAACTGTATCATTTATTTTACCTTTAATTAATGGTTCATTTGTTGTGGTGTCAACAAGGAGAATCTTTCTACCTATCTTCTTCTCAATTAATTCTAAATCCTTATACTTTTTAGGTAGTTTACCCCTGTTTTTAGCTTCCCAATATCTATGGGTTGCTTTTGTTAGTTTATATTTATTCTTAAATTCATCTATTCTAATATTGAATACATCCATGTTCTAGCTTTTGACATACCATAAGCTTTTATAAAATCACTTATGTCTTTCTCCTCTTTTAAAAATAAGCTAGTTAGATCATATTTTAAAGCAATTTTGGTCGAATTGTCTATTCCGGTTTGATCGTTATCATAAAATATATAAATCTTTTTAAACCGACTCTTCAATTCAAATATAATTTTTTCAGATAACTCTAAGTTTTCAGTATGAGGGGCGACACTTGAAATACCCATCATATACAAACACATTACATCCTTTAAAGACTTGGTAATAATCAGGATTTCCCCTGTTTCATGTAATTGATTCCAACCCTGAAACCTATCCCTTCTGGTATTACCGATAAATTTAAACGCTTTATTGTAATATGGTCTATATATCTTAATACCATAATCAAACTCATAAGCATAAGCATACTTATGACAAACAAAATGGTGTTCTCCTATTATGTAGCCACGTATAGCATGTACTTTAAATCTTTTTAAACAATCAATATCAATACCATACTTATACCAAAAAGCTAAGTCTTCCTTAGAAAATTTACACTTCTCTATATCTATTACAGACTGCTCTCTTTCTTCAAAAGGCTTAACTTTTTTTGGTATAACAAGCTTTTGAATCTTATTCCCTAGTTCAAAATCATTCCAAATTCTATTGATCGCATCAAGAAAACTCAAACTAAATAAAACCATTACATAATCTATAGCTCCTAAAATCTCGTCTTTTGTGAAATCTCTATAATAAAGATTGCCGGAACTTGATATTTTAATTATAACTGAAGGATTATTATCTGATCTTAATTCGGATTTGAACTTTTTCCCTATTACAAAAGAAGTTTCAATATACTTTCTGAAAATATCTTCTTCGTTGATTCTTTCTAGTAATTCTTCCTTAGAGTGTGAACTTTGAATTATCTGATTCCACGCCATCCTCTTCAATTAGTCTTTCTTGTACAGGATATGCTTGCAGTTCCTTACTTTGAAAAACAAGACGATGATCTACGTCTTCCTCAAATAATTGGATAAATGGGCTGTATCCAAACTTCAACCAATGTTTATCTGAGTTTTTGGCGTAGTAGTACCCGAATTTGATCCAATATTCCTTGGTTTTCACTATTGGTAACAATGCTGTATTCAATGTCTCCCAATAAGTATCCCAAGAAGTTACTTCGGCCATCATTGCTGTAAATTCCTCTAAAGTGATCGTAGCTAATGCAATATTTTGGACAGTCTTTTGAATATTACTTTTGTTACTTTCACCATACTCGTGAGTAAGATCTGGCTCAAAGTACATTTGCTTTAGTTCAGGAGGTCCAAAATTACCCACTGCTGGTTGCAGTATTTCAATTACACCTCTGTTACCATTCTCATGCTTCTCTAATCCAATATTAGTAATTCTACAATTACCAATGATTCCCGCATACGGGATTCCTTTTAGTCCTTCTACTTCTCCCCAACTCATACGATTGCCTCCTTAATATTTGGTTCTGCTAGTGAGAATGCCTCAGGAAACTCCATACCTGATTCACCATCAACTACATCAATTGAAGATGTAGTAGTATTTGAGACGATCTCTTCTACTTCAGCAATAGTATCAACCAATGTGAAGGTTGGAGCTGGTGGACGCTTTGTAGTACGCTTACCCTTTAATCTTTCATCCTTAAACAAAAGAATTACCTCTTCCATTGTCAGATTATACTTTTCCCGAATAGTTCCCACCTCGGAATCATAATCCGCGCTGTTCTCATGTCTGGAATAACCATTTCCCAGATCATTAATAATGCCTTCTACAGACATTAATCTTGTACTTGTTTCTGTACTCATTTTTAAATATAAATTAAACTCCAATCGGCAGGTATAATTTTTCCCGCCAACCTTTTAATACGAGTTCCACCAGCTAACTCTGCTGACTTAAATGAAATCATAAGATCATCATTTTCATCTCTATGCATGTAACCAATAGCAGATACTCGCGCCATAACCTTAGTGGAAAGTTTCCCAGTAAGGTCTAGTTCTTTTGCTACAATATCAACACCATCTTTAGAAACAATCTTGTCTCTAACATGACCCATATAAATTACAGGTAAACCAAAGCTTTCAATCTTATCTAAAACAATATCCATTGCTTCTCTAGCCCACTTGTAACCATAACCTTGACCCATAGTAACCACGTTTTCCCACTTGTGTCTAGGTAATAACACCCCTCCTTTACGGTTATATGCTGAACCTTGCGAAGATTCCATATACCGTTTTGTAGCATACCATTCTGTCCACTCTTCAAGCTTTGTAATGGTATCAATTGTTAAATACTTATAACGACCTTTATTTTCTTCTTTATTTAACTCAGCTCCCAATTCCATCAATTCATCCAGGGAGTTTATTTCAATCTTATATGCGTCCACATATTCCGATCCTGTTTCTAAATCAGCTATTAGATTACACTCCAATTCTGTTGCAAAACTTGTTTTTCCTATTTTAGGATGACCGTATAATAATAATGTTCTAGGATTAATTAACTTAACCCCTTCTTTCTTTTCTGGTAATATCATTGTTCTAAAAAGAATCTTACTTAGCGAAAGTAGTAGCTCGGATATAATCCTCTTCTATCATTTCACTTCCTCTCGGCATCTCTCTAAATATACCAGTTGGACCTATAAAATTAAGACCTACTGATACTTGTGGAGAACCATCTCTTTGTGCTAGTATTTCCAAGTTTCTAAATGTATTACCTAGTCTCCCTATATCGTAACCTTTGTATTTACTTAATCCAAAATTAGATGGATTAAACAATGCTAGCACCATGTCTGCATCACGTACCGTATATTTGGAGTCCCCAAAATCGGCAACAGTTGGCTCAAATCTTTGAGATTTATACCTGTCATCAGATCTGTTACCAAATGTTAATTGTTGAACAACTACAATAGTAGCACCATAAAGGTTTCTCATTGCAATCAAATATTGACTTAACTTATCAATATTCTCTTTTGTATTAAATCCTCGCTCACTACCAACTAAAGCAATGTGATCAATTATTATAATCCAATGTCTTTTTTTATTGTGAGGAGTATATTTTTCAAACTTTTTATATACCTTATCTTTACCCTTAATGTCAGTATAGATAATATCACCATGTAAGGCTGCTTTATCTAGCAAATAATTATAAACTCCGGTAGGGTTCTCTACTAGATCATGTACGGTTAATACTTCAGCTAGTTTATTGAAGTATTCCTTGTAATCTTTAACTTTATTATAAATTGGTTGGCTAATCTTGTTGTTTCCTTTACTTAATAATATTGTAGAGGGTACTATCAGATCATGGTCCTTCCATAATCTTCTACTAGCAGCTTTAACCAATTTAGCTTGTTTATTAATTTCCCAACTAAAATAATCAATGTCCAAATCAAATTCATCTGGATTATCTAACCAATGATCATAAGTTCCATACAGGAATATCTCATCAGTTAAACTTGTTTTACCCGCTTTAGCTTCAGCACCAATTAGGTAATAAGCCTTCTTTTGAATACCAGGAAAATGACCGCTTAATTTAGGAAAGTTAATTGGAATACCTTTATTTTCACCATGAATCCCTTCAATAATAGGAGTCATTAAATCTTCATACATCTACTACATATCTAATATTTCTTTCATCTCTAATCTAATTCTTTCTTGTTCATATTTTAAATATTGACTAGACGGTAGATTATTAACTAATGTAACATTAACCATTGTTTCTAACATATACCAATTGTTAGTTAACACTACATTACGAGTTAAAAACATAGCTATCTTTTTCCTAAATTCACTTAGTACCAAAGCTTTCCCATCACCAAAAGACATTTTATATAAATCTAAACCTTCTTTCGATAATTCTCCAAGATCACTTATTAATTTTAATAATGCTGTTTTCTTAGGATTCATATTTCTCTTTCAGTTTAAGATATTTATTATATTCTCTTTCTTTTTTTAATTTTAGCTTTTCTTCTTCCTTAATTAACTCAACCTTTTTCTCAATACTTTTTTGACGATCAATCTCTTCACTCTCTTTAATTCTTTTGTTTATATAATATTGCTCAATATTAGAATGAGTAAATACATATTCCGATACCTCTAAAGACCCAGTGGAATCTGTATAATAAGCTATTTTAACAGGATACGAAATTGTAAAGATACTTCCCGAAAAGGTAACTTTTACATAATCACTATTAAGATATTGCCAAGCAGTGAGATTCTTATTAATGTTCCTACTAAGAGTAAATTTATGTTTTATTACTTCAACACCTCTCTCATTAAGTTTCTTTTGTGCTTCATTACCAAGAGTAATAGATTCTTTTAATTTATTTAGTTCTTTTGTTGTCATAATTCTACTCCGTAAGTAGGTTCTTCACCTATTTCATCATATTCATCTAGTAATGATTGTAATAGGCTATTGCCTACAGTTTGTTTAAATATAAAATAATCAGAACAAGTAGTTGCTTTAAAACCTTCCCGATTCTTCCCATCTAAATATTGTTCGGTTACAGCAAAGATATGTTCAATATTAGTTTTTGGGTATTCACCAAAGAACTTTTTAAACTTCTCTTCCAGTGATTTAACAGACTGCCTTAATGGTCTACCCATAGATCTCACTCCAACGGGCCATAGAAGCCTCCAATCCTCAACCCATGTGATAGTATCATTTAAGGGAGATGTCTCATTAGAAGCCTTCTGTGATCCAAATAGAGCAACTGTCTTACCTGTAATGGATACTTCATCATTAACCATCCTCAAATAAGACTTGGTAATTAAGAATTCAACAATTTGTGAAACCTCAACAGTCCAAGGGAAGTCTTTCTTGTAAAATAAACATTCCAAATAACAATAAGTTTTAGGAGTTAGTTCTGAGGTCAGTATTCTTTCTGTTATCATTTTCTTACTATTCGAATTTCTTTTATTTTAGTAATTCTCACCGCAGGATGATATTGTAATGATCGAATATTTTTATATTCCCTAGCTATTAACCATGAACCGTTAAATTGTCTAAAATTATAAAATGCGTGAGAATAGTAAAATATCTTATTATCTACAGTTAAACCCATAATATCAGACAGGGACATTTCAATAGAGGGGTCTATTGTCTCACAATTATCATTTAATAATTTTGTAATTGTGAAAATGTTAATTAATGCGTCTTCCAATCTATTCATCTTTCATTACCAGTTTAAGAGTATTAATATTTTTAGGCCAATGATTACGAGATTTAATGAGATGCACATGAGTAGTATTGGAAGTTAGGGAATGTTTTGAGTTTAATGATTGCCAACACATACCTGCAGTAAGAGAAAGATTATGATCTTCAGTTTTGTAAAATATGTTCTCTCCGATTTGAATTATTAAAACATCATCAAGTGCTCTTTCACTATTAAAATCTACAGTTAAACAATCTCCATCTAATAACTCCAATAACTTTGTTATAGTATATATCGCGTTTTCCTTAATTTTTTCTTCCATAATATTAAAATAAGCTTAATTGTTTATTTTCAAAAGGTAAAATGAGTTTATTAATTTCTCTCAAATAGTATTGATAATTTATATCTATACCGTCTCCAGGTTCTAAATTGTTTACAACTTGTACTGTATAACCAGCACAAAGATCAATAAATGATTTATAGTCTTCCTTAAACAATTTTAAACCATTATTGGTTACAATATATCTATTTGTTTTTTGTTGAGGAATCTTAATTAATTCCCCATCTACATAATCATAAGTATATGTTTTATAACCAGAACCTGTTTTAACAGATTTGCAGAAGTCATATATATCATTATGGTTTTTTAAGAATTCTGTTGGATCAATACCTTCAATTAAATATGCTGATACAGCTTTACTCACTACTGGCATATTAAATGCTTTCTCTAACATTGCAGTAGCAGATGAATGCTGTTGGTTATCGTGATCAAAAGTATCCGTTAAGTAATCACCTTTTTTCTTAACCTTACCACTATCTTTAATAATAATAAGATTGTTTACATCTCTAATATAGGCTTTTTTAAATCTTTCAAACTCTATTGGGATATTTATACTATCGGCATAGTCTTGAGCTATCTTATAAAACTCTTCTTCTTTACTACGAGGCACCTTAAAGGTTGCTCCATCTGTGTTGGCATAAAAAGCTTCTGCTCCCATCTCCTCTAATAGTTCTATAAGTTTTAATAGCATTAATTGTCCGTTTATGGTAATCCCATACAAACAATGTAATGAATAAAGAAAGCTAGTATCTTGCCCCAACTTACCAAATGTAGCACCATTAATAGTAATCTTTAATGTATCAGATTCGACCATCCTACCCTCTGCTTTCGCTTTAAGTCTTTGCTCCGCAATAGTTGATACTATTGTTAAATAAACTTCCTTACCTAGTTGTGGTGGGTATAATCCCAGATTAATTGCATTTTTTGGATAAAATGATCCAAAATCTAAGTCAATTAATATATAATCTTCAGATTCCTCAATAGATAAAGTGGATTTGTTACTATGTAAACCACCTTTAGCCATTGTATAAGAACAACAATTTATGGTAATTGATCTTTCGAAATCTTTACTATCTTGTTTAACTTCTACATATTGTAAATCTGCATATAGATTCTTCAATACCTTAGAGTTATATTTTATATCTGTTATTATGTCTTTAAACTTAACAACATCTCTTGGATCAGTAAGCTCTTTTAAATCATAATAAGAAATACCTGTAGCATCTCTTATCATTTTAATAATTATCTTATCCCCAATATTGGGTCTGCTGGAGTTTAAACAATTTATTTTATATTTTTTGGATATGTTGTATCTAAGATTAACTTCTTCAATACTAGCTGCAAATAACTTATACGTTATTGCAACATCATTAATGTTATAGTCTTGTATAGTACCAATTTGATCCTGTTCGATATAACTGTCAAACGATATTGGTAAGTCTTGTATCAGGTTATGCTTTAATGTTACAGCTACTTGTTTTAAACTAATACCTTTCATGTGAAATCTATGGATCAACATTAAATCAATTGATTTAACTCCAATCTTTTCAATTATGTTACTGTAGCCCTTTTTTTCATTTTGGTTTCTAATTATTGATCCCGATAGTTCATATAACGCAAGACAATCATAACCTTGAATCATTGCATATAGAATACGATCATCATAAGACTTGTTATTGAATCCTACAATATATTCAACATCTTCCAAATAGCTTTCAATTTGATTAAGTGTATTAAAAAATTCAAATCTGTAAAATACTTTAAGTTCATCTTTCTTATAATCATAAAACGTAACCATAGAGAGGTTACGGTATATCTCTATGTCGTATATTACAGTTCTGTTTCTAATATTACTTCTCATTAGGTTCTACATTTTTATAAAAAGAGAGACTGAATTTCTCCAGTCTCTCTTATAATATCATCCTATCAGCTCTTATTCAAAACGCACGTCAAACAATGCCTGAGCAGCATTCGCCAACTCACGTGCATCATTTGCAAGACGTTGATGGTTCAATACAGAAACCAGGTTGTAAGCCGGAGTCCGCATCGCAACAGCCAATTGTGCTTCTGCTTCATCAGCAGCCAGGCCCAGTTCCATTTTTTCAACCAAAGCGTGAGATAGAGCCCTGGTTACAGCGGTTTTCAGTGCGGCTTCCCGCTTGGCCCGTTCTGTAGTTGTGGCACTAGCCATTGCTTCTTGGAAAAGATTTCCTGGTTTGGTTACCTTGTAGGTATCCACTACTTCTTTCTTAGTACTCATTACTTCTAAATAAAATTTGTATAAAAAAACTTTCTTAATACATACCAAGCCTGTATTAATGGCTTAAAAGAACGATCTAGTGACTATACTATGTTACTGTAAGATTTGTTTTTATAACCAAACCATACTCTGCCAAGAGTATAATGGTAACAAAACTCGTCTCCGTCCATAGTGTATATCGGATTTCTGGTATCATTCTTGATACCCTTTATAATTATATCTTCTTCTTTAATATTGTTAATATTAAATCTTCTGTATTCAACAACTCCCAATAAGGGAATTATACTATCCGCAGCACCACAACATGCGATGCCTCCAACTTGCTCTGTAAACAAAATATATTGCTTATCACAAGCTCTTAAAAATTTCAAAATCCTGACTACTTCATCACTCTCAATATAATTCATAATACACTTTTTCTTTTAGGTTAGAAATGGGGAACAGGTAGTGGCTCTACCTAAGAATTGTTGTTTCGTTCCCCTTTACACGCTTAATTATTAACATAAACAAAATTAAATAAATTAAACTACGTCTATTATGCTATTGAAACTTAATGTTTCATCTTTTACTTCTGGGTAAACTTTCCAGATATTTAAAACTGTTTCATCTTTTCCAATTTGATATTGCACATAATTGTTTTCTGAAAGTTTAATGATTACAAATTCTTCATCGTATTGAATGATTGTATAATTGTTTAATCTTTTTAAATGTTCTCCCATACTATTATAATCATTATTTACACTTTCTTCCTTACTCATCTGTATCAAATTTTTTATTATTTATCATCTTTAGATCAAAAAGGTGAAATCTCGTCTTCTAAATTGGGGAATTTTTCTTTAATTATCTTGAGAATAGCTTTATTAATAAGTTCATCGGATTCAGTAATGAATCGATTTATAACACCTATTGATAAAGACTTTAATCTTTTACCTGTATTTTTGAAAGTTCCTTGTGAATGTAAATACTCAATTACGTAATCCCCATTTACTATAGACACTTCAAAAGACTCACCTAGAAATAGTTCCCCTAATTGACCACACAAGAATTCAAATGCTTTTTGCCTATCTTTATCCATATTAATTTAATTTCCACCAACCTTTATTATCAAGCTGATGCCATTTTAATTTCTTACCTCGATAGTCTTTATCTTTCCTGTTAAGAATAATAGGTTTCCACAACCAAAGAACTGTAAGATCTTTATGGCCTCTCATTTCTTTTTGAAGCTTCCACCACTGAGATTCTTTATCGGACTTATCAAACCATCCAACCATTCCAGGATTATATGTTTGAATAGCAACTACACCACCAGTAAAATCACCATACTCAGCAGGGAATGCGCCAGTAATAAATGAAATACTTGTAATAGCTGCAAAAGGTAGCTCATCGGCAGAGCCTCTTATCTTCACTCCATCAACATAAGGTTGGAATCCCGAACCCCTAGCTCCTCTGGAAGAGATACTACCGCTACGCTCATCTAAGACCAATCCAGGGGTGGCTAAAGCAACTTCTTGAAGTCTTCTAGCACCCATTTGAGTTAGTTGTTGTTTATCCCAAATAGTTTGTACTACTGTATTGTCTAGGTCGATAGGACTTTGACTAACAATGGTAATCTCATCAATACCAGAAGTATTAAGTTTAACATATTGGGTTTGTCCTACACCAACCTTTGTTAGAGCAATACAAATTGGTTCATTATCACTAAACACCACTACTAAATAAGATCCAGCAGTGA